TACGGCATCATCGGTTCCAACCACTAGTAATCTTGCGGATGGAGAATTAGCCGTTAATAGTGCGGATCAAAAAATATACCTTCGTGATGGCAATAGTATTGTAGAGGTTGCTAATGCTTCTGGTGGTAGTAGTGGAATCTCTAATGTTGTAGAAGACACTACACCACAACTAGGTGGTAATTTAGATGTTAATGGTAAAAATATTACTTTTGGAGATAGTTCTGCTTCAACCGATGATAGATTGACTTTTGGAGCAGGAACAGATCTTTCCATCTATCATACTGGATCAAGTTCAAACTTCATTGATAGCGGAATTGGTGCATCCGGGTTAAAAATTAGGGCAACTGTAGGAAATATAGAATTTAAACTCAAAAATTTAAGTGATGATACTCTTAAATTAATTGAGGACGGTGCTGTTGAACTTTATTATGATAGTGCTAAGAAACTTGAAACTTCTTCTACTGGTGTAACCGTAACTGGTAATATTGCTGTAAGTGGAACTGTTGATGGACGTGATGTAGCAACTGATGGAACTAAGTTAGACGGAATCCAGAGTGCCGCCAAGAATTTCAGTCTTTTATCCTATAATAGTGTTGCATCTACATCTAACGGAAATGGATCTGTATCTGTAAGCAACAATGTGTCCGGCGGTTCGATGACGGGGACTGTCACCTTTCACCCGCCTGATTTAAGTGCATACCTGAGAAGTAATGCAGCAGATACAGCTTCTGGGCTGATTACATTCACGCATGATGATGGTATATGGATTAAACCTAGTACGAATGCAACTGGTGCCCAAATACGATTTAGCGACCAGTCAAGCGGAAGTTATGCACAATACGGCACGATTGAGTACTTGCATGCTGATGGTGCCGTAACCACTACTGGTGGCAACTCAAATGACGGCTTCATCATCAAAGGGACCGAGACAAGAACAGTAGTCAAGGTTGAAGGGGATATTATTGCCACCGGTACGATCTACGATGGTACAGCACGAGTTCTTACAACTGCTGATGAGGGCTCAGGTAACGGCATTGACGCCGATACTGTCGATGGACAACAAGGCTCTTATTACCTCGACTACAACAACTTCACAAACACACCGACAATCCCAACCAATAATAACCAACTTACTAATGGTGCTGGTTACCTTACAACTACAGATAAGGGGGCTGGTGGATATACTATTTACGGTTCTACCTCCAGTTCAAACCATAATTTGCGTATTGGAAATGCTAGCACTAGTGGATTAAATTATATCAACTCGTATTATGGTCCATTAGAACTTGATATTGTTGGGTATGATGGTACTGAATATATAGATATTCGTACTCTAAACAGAACATGTCTTAGAGCAACTGCTTCAAGTTTTACATATCCATATTCTATTCAACTTTATTCAAATGAATCGTTAAAACTACAAACTGTTCCTGCTGGTATTGAAGTAGTAGGAACAACTGATACTGATCAATTAATTGTATCTGGTATTGCAACCATTTCTAGTCTAACTTATCCGTCCTCTGATGGCACTAATGGGCAAGTTTTGACTACAAATGGTAGTGGAACATTATCATTTACAACAGTTAGTGGTGGAGGAGGAGTTTCTGACGGCGATAAAGGAGACATAACAGTATCGGCATCTGGTGCAACATGGACTATTGATAATGATGCGGTTACTTATGCTAAGATGCAAAATGTTACTACGGCAAATCGCGTTCTTGGCAGCACTAGTGCTGGTGGAATAATAACAGAACTACAAGTTTCAACTAATATGATTGCTGATGCTGCAGTTACTTCATCTAAGTTGGAAAATACTGCAGTAACTGCTGGTTCATATACTAGTGCTAATATTACAGTGGACGCTCAAGGACGTATTACCGCAGCTTCTAATGGAAGTGGTGGCGGCGGAGGTGGTGGTAGCAGTGCATTAAGTACACTTGCTTTTTTAAATTCTTAATAAATATTTTTAACAGGAGAAACACTATAAAGAATGGCTAATCCAAATATAATAAATGCAACAAGTATCTACGGAAAATCGGCTGGTCTTGCACTTGGAACTTCTGGTTCTGCAATAGTATCAAATCCGGCATCTAGTGGAAAAATTATTAAAATTAATACTTTAACCGTTGCTAACATCGATGGAACGAATGCTGCCGATGTTACAGCATATGTGAACAAAGCTGGTGTTAACTATCAACTTGCATGGACTGTATCAGTTCCTGCTGATGCAACTCTTGTTTTAATTTCAAAAGATACTTCAATATATCTTGAAGAAAATAATACATTATACTTATATGCAAGCGCAACTTTGGATCTGCAAGCATTCTGTTCTTATGAAGAAATTAGTTAATTATGGGATTTTATACTAAAAATGGTGGTTTAATTGGATTTGGTAATATAAGTGAAAAAAGAGGAGTTTATGATTTAATTGCATCACAAGTTATCGGTGATGCGCTATATTCATTTACTAGTTTCACATTTACTAGTGCAGGAGTAAGTGGATATCAAGGACCAACTCTTGCTCAGTGTCAAAGTGCATATTCTGGTGCTGTATTTTTGACATCTTATTTTTCTGTAAGTGGTGGAATACAGCAATGGACTGCTCCGGAAACTGGCACATATGAAATAGAGTTGAGAGGTGGAAGTGGTGGAGGTAATACGACAGGTACTTATAATCCACGTGATCCTGGACAGGGAGCACTTATCATAACAAGAGTTAACTTGACAAAAGGAACAGTTTATAATATTGTTGTTGGACAAACACCAACTGGTGCGGTATCTAAAAATGGATCTGCCGGTGGTGGAGGAACTTGGATTTATACTGGTTCTATTGGAGGTTCTGGTTTAATTGCCGTTGCTGGTGGTGGAGGAGGATGGGGACATGGAAATAGCACCAGCAATGGTGGTAACGGATTGGGTGGAAATAATAATTCCAATGGTGATAGTAGACGAGTTGCTGTAAATACTATTATTAATGGAAGAACTGGTAATGGTACTGGATCTACTAACGGTATTGGGTATGGTGGTGGACTTTCTACAACAGGAAGTTTTGGTGGTTCTGCTGGCGGTGCTGGTTGGTTGAGTGATGGTTCTGACCTTGCTAGTCAAGCAGACGGTGGTCATAGTTCCGGAACTCCCAATTGGCAAGGTGGTACTTCTACTGACACTACTGCTCTATATGGGGGATTTGGGGGTGGTGGAGGATCTAACGGAACTGGTGAAGGCGGCGGTGGCGGCGGCGGATATACTGGTGGTCCTGCTGGTAATGATTGGTCAGGTAGTACTTGGGGAAATGCTGGCGGAGGAGGATCTTATTGGACTGGAACACTTGTCTCTGCTACTGCAGGTGCTGATGGAGGAACTGGTGGTCATCTTAGAGCGAATGCAACAAATGGATATGCAAAAATTACTAGAGTATAGAGGTAGTATAAAATGAGAAGAAATTCAGGAATTATTGGTCAAAAACAACAAATATCTTTAACTAGTGCATCTGGTATACATGAAATTTTTGATAATTATAATGGGGAAATAGATGGTAAATGGCCAATAGTTAAGAAAGTTACAACTATATCTAATAGTAATGGTACAACTTTTCCTGAAGGTTCTACTTCAACTTTTAGTATAACTACAGAAGGATTTAATAATGGTGATATTGTTTATTGGACTATTGCTAATGTATCTGGTACTTCTTTGTCAGCAGCTGATTTTGATCTGGGATTAAGTGGAAGTATTACTATAACTAATAATACTACTAGTGTTGCTATCAAACCGACTGCTGATGGACTTGCTGAAAATAATGTTGTTAAATTGCAAATAAGACTAGGTTCAACATCTGGTCTAGTTTTAAATGAAACTGCTAATTTGACTGTAACTGATGCCGCACTTCCTGTCGGAACTGATATTACAACATCTTTCTACGAAATAAGCAATAGATTTATTGATTCGCAATCATATATGGGAACTACTAGTGACTATAATGGTCCATATGATGTTGGTCAAGTTCAAACTGATTTTACTGGTACGGGAAGAGTTTATATTGGAGTAAAAGTAACAGCATCAACCACTTTTTATAATGATATTCCAATCGCTGGTGTTCAGGTTATATCTGGAACTACTCTTGTAGCATCTTGGATCTTTAATACTAGTACTGGAGGTAGTGGTTCTGCATGGCAGACCTATACATCACAAATTGGTGGAACTTCTACTCAAGGTTTTCCTGTGACACCCGCAACGGCATCTGGTTATACCTATACGAGTATAACAACTAGTGCCAGTATTAGTAGATTTAGTTGGGGAACATCCACTGGTTCAAGTTACACAGGTGCTGCAGATGGTATTAGTAGTACATATAAATTTTCTATAAATGGTGGATCTAATACTCTCGCACCTGTAGGTAATGGAACAATTTCACAATCATCTTCCACTTATTATGCATTTCGAGAGACAAGTGGGTCTACACGATATTCTGGAACTGTTATGAGGAGTCCTACATACACTTTTAGTGGTGGAGAATATATAAGAGTTATTCATGCTCTTACGGGTCCTACCAGTATGGCTTCAACAATGAATGGAACTGATAGTTTATATGTTGCTGTTTATTAAGGAGATTTAAAATGCTTTATTCATACAAAGAACAATATCCAGGACCATTACCAGAAAGAATTCGTCTTTCTGATGGTAGCACGAGAACAGATTCTTCTACATTTACTGAAGAAGAACTCACTGATGCGGGGTATGTTGCTGCAGGAGATTCGCCACCTTTTGATGGTGATACTCAAAAGGTAGTTTGGAATGGTGTTGCATGGGAAGTTGTTTCATTAACCGCAGAAGAAATTAATTCTAGAACGGCAGAACTCTGGACAGAAGTTAGAGAAACTAGGGATTTAAAGATTAATGAAGTTGAATGGAGAGTTATGAGAAATTTGAGTGAAACTAGACTGGGTATTACTACTACAACTGATAGTATTTCTGATTTAGACACATACATTCAGGCACTCAGGGATATTACATCTTCCACAACAAATCCATTAGAAGTTGTTTGGCCAACACTTGAAGAATTGAATTCTGGTGGAGATAGTTCAACTTCATGATATTATATGATATAATATTTGGATAATATAGAGTGATCTAAATAAGTCACTATGGTTCTTACAGAAGATATGAATTTTACAATCTATTCAAAAGAAGACTGTCCATATTGTCATAAAGTTAAGACTGTTTTAGAGTTGACAGGCAGTAAATTTGTGGTGTATACTCTTGGAGAGGACTTTACCAAAGAGCAGTTTTATGCCGAATTTGGTGAAGGATCTACCTTTCCACAGGTACTTTGTGATGAGAAAAAACTAGGAGGCGCAGTTGATACAATCAAGTTTCTCAGAGAACAACAAGTCGTCGGATCCTGACATAAATAAAAATAACCACAGTAATCGTGGTGTTGAATTCATTCTTAATGGAGGAAAAAGAAAGCAGACACGCCCATTCCACATTATCTTTGAGAAGATGGTTTGCTTTCTAAATCGGGAAGTAAACATCTACTTTGAGTTTTCCTTTAGTATAAGGAAGAGAAGTTTAGTTTCCCGGAGAAAGAAAAATGTTAGCAGTTAGTTTAGTTTTTGACAATTTTGTTTCTCATAATGGGAGTGGTGATTGGATGGACTGCACGAGAGTATATGATGAATTATCGGGAAGTGCCAAGACCTCATCCCGAAATGTTTGACAACCAAGGGAATTTAATACCTGATGAAGTAATCGCATTTAATTTTGAAAACTATCATGACAACAGCACCGAAGAAGAAGACTACGACGACTAAGGCAGTAACGGCAAAAAAACCAGAAGTAATACCAGAACTTCATAGAAATCCACTTGTTTTTGAAGTTTTAGATTTGGTTTCAAAGCAAAGAACAAAAGCAAAAAAAATTGAGGTTCTGCGCAAATATAATCATCCATCTTTGAGAGCAATTTTCATTTGGAATTTTGATGAAAGCGTAATTTCTATGCTTCCTCCTGGTGAAGTTCCTTACTCGGAGTTTGATGACCAAACTACTCATAGTGGAACTTTAAGCACAAAAATTAATGAAGAAGTTCGTAAGATGTATGAAACTGGTTCCTTTTCTCTAGGAGTTAGTGATACACAAGGAAGAACAACAATTCGAAGAGAATTTAAACATTTTTATCATTTTATTAAAGGTGGAAATGATTCAATGAGTGGTCTTCGCCGCGAAAGTATGTTTATTAATGTAGTTCAAGGATTGCATCCACTTGAGGCAGAAATTCTTTGTTTAGTAAAAGATAAAAAACTTTCTGATAAGTATAAGATCACCAAAGAAATTGTTGCCGAAGCATATCCTGAAATCAAATGGGGAGGTCGTTCGTAATGGCAAATAAACTGGCAGATCCGCCAAAGAGAAAAGAAAAAACTATGGAACAACCTAGCATCAAACCATTAGGTCCAAAGTATGGATGTGAGGTTTTGCAAGAAAAGACAACACGTCAGTTAGCAA